ATAGTTGTCTGAATCTTCTCCCGCTTGTTGCTTTTAAAAATTCTGTGATCTCCATTGCTTGCCCCTTTCTGCCCGCCACGGTGCCGCACTGCGGCGGACCTTTGTTTTTTGGTTTCTTTGCGTTTTCCTGGATACTTTGTTTTTTTGTTCGTGTGTGGTATATAAATATCCTTCTTCTGTATTACGTCAAGCGGCTTTTTCTGCTGCCTAAGGAATAACGCTCGTTATCCCTAATGTGTATGTATACAAATTAATTAATCAATTCTTTTCGTTGCTATTTTTTAAATACTTAATTTTAAGGAGAGTATATTTCATATGGTTTCGAATTTTATTATCTATGCCAGTCTGTTGTTGTTTTTAGGCAGCAGAAAAAGCCGCTTGAATATTTATAACTGATATGTTTCGTTTTTCATTTCTTCAATGTTCCTTATGATCGGAATAATTCCCACAATGTCGTATGTTTCTTCGTTTCTTACAACGACGATCACACTTTCTTCTTGTTTTCCTTTTTTCTCTATTATCTTTCGTTTAATCTCGTATTGTGCTTTCTTACCGAATTTCTTAATCGTCTTGTTCCATATCCACCACTTTTCTTTTTTATAATTAATTACGGCGTTTGCCGTCTCTCTTTCTAGTGTGATCGCTTCATTTAGGACTTTCACACCCTCGCTATCTTCCATTTCGTAGCGGTCAAAACTTTCTTTGTCCGCTACGTCGTTAAATTTATCTGGATTCAATAACAAATCTTCATCATTCACATATACGCCATAAATGCCGTCCGTTATGAGTGCGTATCCTTCATACTTCGTCACTTTGAAAAGCTCTCTTTTCTTGATTGCATCTATTTGTATATCTCTCTGTATTTTCATCATTCACACTTCCTTTATTTTTCAAATGCGCGTACAACCTGTTTTATTATTGCCAGGAATAATCGTATTAAACATATCGTTAGACTTGCGAATATTGTCCCCATTGCGACTATGATCGTTATTAGTGTCACGCCTACCATGCTCCTTCTGTGTCTTTCAGTCCTAAGATGCAATATCCTTCTTTTAGTCCTGCATAACCTTTTGTCACATAGCTTATTTCTTTTTCTGTCTCTCTTCCTGTTGGCTCTCCGTCTACCATTTCTCTAAATAGAATAATTTGTCCTATCTTGTAATCTCTATCATTTTTTAATAGTTCAAACGGTTTTACGCCGTCCCTTACGTCTTCAAATACACTCCCGGCGATCTTAATCTTATGTCTTGTATCTAATTCGCTTTGTTCCGGTTCTGCTGCCTTGTTCGTCTGTAGGATCTCTACCGTTTCGTTATTCTGTTCATTCTTTCCATAGTTTGCTTTTTCAAAATTGATCATATCTAAAAGCGTTGCTGCTGCTTTCTTCCATGTCATTTCTGCGATCATATGAAACTCTTCATCGTTGATCTGTATTTTTTCTTTTGTTGCTTCGTACCATCCTTCGAACCCGTTTGATCCGTCCAGTGTTCCGCCATTGTTATTCATTCCCCAGTAATACGTCATAAAGTTTTCTAACGCTTCTTCTGTTGCTTCGATGATCTCCGGCGATCTCTCTATCTTTTTTTGTACCTTTTCCGCAAACGCCTCTAATGCACTGTGTAAATCTTGCATTGATCCTTCTGCTTTTGTTTCTTCTTCGTCTTGTTCGTATTCTTCCTGTTCCTGGTAATCATCTTCCTGCAGATTTTCTTCCGTTTGTTCTTCTGCTGCCTCTGATCCGTTTGCTTCTCCATGTTCTCCAGGTTCTTCAAATTCAAGATTTTGCTGCCCTGGAATCTGCCGGCGTTCTTTTTCTTGTCTCTTTAACTCTCTTACGTCCTGCAATGTCAGTTCGTTTTCCCATCGTAACGTATCAAGTGCCGCCCTTTGCCATTGCTCTGGTAATGTGCTTACTTCATACAGCACGTTAAATGGTGCTTTGTCCTGTTTTAGTGCTTCTATTAATTCTGGTATCAAATTATTGTACGTTGCTTTGTAACGTCCTAACTGCGTTTCTGATACTCCTACAAGCTCTGATAAGATCGCTCTTGTTTTCCCTGGTAAATTTAGCTTTTCTTTTAGCTCTTTTGCCATTTCTTCTGTCTCTAACGCTTCGTTCATTCGCTCCCAGTCTGTCTTATCTCGGAATCTGTTCGCCATAATTAGCGCTACCTTGTCTTCTAGTGTCTTTTCTTTTAGTACACACGGTACTTTTCTAAATCGTTCTTTTCCCTCTTTTAAGAGTTCTAGCACTGCCAGGCGTCTGTTATGCCCGGCAAGTACCAAATATTTCCCTTCCTGGTCTTCTAATTCCTTTACAAGTAAAGGCTGTAAGATTCCCGCATATTCGATTGATGCTTTTAGTTTTGTGTCAACATGGTAAAAATTATCTTTGGATTCTACCAGGTCTTCTACGTCTATCATTATCATTTTTTCGTTTGTCAATTCGTCCTCTTTCTGCGTCGTTTCGTCAGCTTCTTTCTTCGATCTCTCGCTTAACATCTGCATAAGATTGAATTTTTCCGCCATCTTCTACTCCCCCTTTGTCTTGCTTATGTATTCTTCTACCAGTTTCTTATAGTCGATCGCTGCCCCACATCGGTTAGAGTATTCAAGAATTGGCTTTCTTGCGAACGTAGACGGCTTCATTTTTGGTGTTCTTCTAATGTGGGTAGAAAATACCGGATATTCTAATGTGTTTAAAAATTCCTCGCCCTGCACGTCTGCTTCGTTCTGTCTGTCGTACTGTGTTATAAAACATCCCGCAAAATTCAGTGACGGGTTTAGATCCTCTTTTGTATTGTTGATCTGTTCTTTCAGTTCTTCCAGTCCGTCTAGTGCAAAATCATCAATTGTGATCGGAATCATAACATCATCCGACGCCACAAGGGCGTTGATCGTGCTTATATTAATGTCCGGTGCGTTGTCAATAACGCAATAATCGTATTTACTGCTTATCTGGTCTAGCGCTTTCTTGATCCGTATCTGCTGTGGTCTTTGCTGATCTAACATAACCTCCAGGTTTGCACTAAGCAAATTCATGTTTGCCGTAACAATATCTAAGTTCGTGTAGTCCGTTTCCTGGATGATCTGTTCCATGTCGATATGTCTTTTTGTCATAATCTCGGCGATTCCCGGCTTTTTGTAGCTGTGTCGGTTCATGATCTTACTTGCATTCCCTTGCTTGTCGTTGTCGATTAATAACACTTTGTAACCGTGTACTGCTGCCATGACGTGCGCCATATTTACGCTGGATATTGTTTTTGCAACTCCGCCTTTTAAATTAATAATTGATAATGTTTTCATTTTTTCTTATCCTCCGGTTGTTTGTATCTGTTTCTTTTTTTGCTAGTTCTCTTTTTCTTTCTTGCGCTCGTTTATCTTTTTAACAATTTTATTCATTGTTTTTAGTTGTTCCTGCATCACATTAACTGTCTTGTACTCTCTTTTTATTACGATCTTGCCCGTATAGTGTTTCTTTGCCATTTATACGCCTATCTTCTCAATGCTCATGTACTCGTCAATTTCTTTTATCGCTGCATCTGCTCCATAGCATACGATCGTTTTAAACCCTTGTTTCTTTAATTCTTCTAGCCAGAAACGTTGGCTTTGTGTCGTTTTGTTCTCTCCGTACTTCATTTCTATGTATAAGCCATGGAAGCCCTGGCGCGGTACCGGAAGAAACAAATCCGGTACACCTGCCTTTACACCTTGTGCCTTTAGTCTTGCAGCTTCTTTTTTATCTCTGCGCCCTCCGTTCGGGATGTGATGCAATAACTTTAACTCCGGGTACCTCATTTCGTTGTATCTGCAATAATTCACTACCCGTTCTTGTTCTGTTGCTTCGCTTCTCTTTCTGTTCATGTATGCGTATCTCATTCGGCTGTTTCCTTCCCGTCTGCTTCCGCAGCCTTGACAGTTTTACCGTTGCCAGTTTCCAGTTCTACATAAGCGGACCGGAAGCCCATGCCGTAGCTGCTATTCGTGCGCGGGTTGCCCAGATACAGCGACGCAACGCCACCGTAGCTGGTGCTGTAGAAGCTCGAACCACGATACGCTATTGCTTCGGTTAACTCTGTATCAATCCAAATATAAGCGTCTTCGTTTTTGTAATCGTCTGGAACAATCCCGATTTCTCTAAGTTTTTCTCCTACTGCTGCCATGACGCTTTTCTTGATCTTTAAATCTTTATAAGCTATTCCATTCCATCCGGTGTGCTTTGTTCCTTTTCTGATCGTGATCTTATTTTTTTCGTTGTTGACAGAAAAGCAAATCTTCTTGCCGTCTACTGTGATCGGCTCCCATTTCATACTATCTTCGCCAGCATCACAAACTGCTGCGTCGTTGTTTTCGATATACTGAATCTCTCCGTTTTGCAATCTTAATCCTGTAACCATTTCCCAAACGTTCCCGCAAAGATCTGCCACGCCGTCAAGTGTGTGATCGTGATACCAGGTAGCGGGTCCTGTTCCTGTTAATGTTGCACCGCTTCCGTTTACATTGATCCCGCTTTCATTTGTATTTTTTTCATAATATCCATAGTTTGTATTACCGTGTGGGATCGTGCCGTTTTTCACACTCTCGTTATATAAGTGCATCCATTCCGTATTCGTCAGCATGTGCCAACCTTCGCCCTTGTCTCTGCATTTCTTCTCTGCATTTTTGAAACTTATACAGCGCATCGGATCACACCCCGGAAGCGAACACGGTACGCCGTTCTTGTCTGCGTTTAAATACTTTGAAATGTATACCGCCTTTGCGATCTTGCCGCCAATCTTGAACATTGGCTCCGGGTTCTCTTTGTTAGGCGTGAATTTTACCATATAGTTTTCGTTTCCGTATCTGTCTCCTACAATCACATTTTCATGCTTCATTTTGTTTCCTCCTGGTTTGTATCTGTTTCTTTGTTTTCTTGTTCTTCGTCTTCGGATTCTTCTTTATCTGCTTCTTTCTGCTTTCTCCATCCGTTGTTATCTGCTGCCAGTTTTACGATCTTTATTAATTTCTGTGATTCTCTCGGCGTCATTTGCCCGCATCCTTGGAAGTAATAAATCATTAAAGCGATCTGTTGTTCAAACAATCTGAAATGTTCGGCTTTCTTTTCCTTGTCTATTCGTATTTGTTCAATGCTTGCCTTAATCGTTATAATTGAATTAATTATGATCGTTTCGGATACGATCTTGCTAGATACGGCACTGTACATGATCGCCAAAATTACGATTCTCGCCATAGCCAAAATCCATAAAACCTCAATCGTAAATCTTACGGCGTTGATCGCGTAGCGCTTTAATTTGCTTATGTAATAATAATATTTTCGTTTTTTCTTTCTTCTCATTTTCCCTCCTCTTATTTTTTCAAATATGGAAATACAAACATTTCTGTTGTTCCGATAGCTTCCGTTAATCTTTTCATTGCTTCGTTTGTTTCTTCCACTGTTTCATATTTTTCAAGATTGCATGTTTCACCTCCAGCAAAATCCGCCTTAATTGATCCCATAGGACCTATGTAAATTTGTGTTACATGTTTTAAATTCACTATTTGTTTTCTGTTCCTACTTGCTATATACATGTCTTTTTTCTCCTTTGTCCTCTAATACCACACTAGCATATATTCATTGTGCATATATTCAACTCCGTATCTCTCGCAATCTTCCCATGTCGCTTGCAGTACGTTCTTTAGTGGACAATTCTCCGCTTTACAGTTTCCTACGCCGTTTTCTTTCGTATCCTTTTGATATGGATGATTGCAGTTATAACCGTAGTTCTGGTCGATGCCTAGCATAGTTTTAGCGTTGTAAAAGTATCCACACCTTGTGGCTAAATTGTTGATAGTTATTAGATCCGGCACGTACAGCCCTGTATAATACTTCCATCTTGCCGGCGCTGTGGTCTTATACATCGTGTACGGGTGTACATTTGCGTACTCGATTGGATCACTGATCTTTAACCCATATACCTTTTTAGGCTCTGCCGTAACGTCTTCGCTGTCCAGCATTTCGATAATCTCGTTACACGTAAATTGTCCTACTACGCCTTTACCTTTTAAGCATACCAGGATGCAATACGGCGGTTCTTCCTTTGGTCTTCGTTTGTTGATCTGCATTACCTTCTTGCCTTTTAGTACCTGCTTCCAGTTCTGCGGATTCATTTGTAACATTATCATTTTCATGTTTCTTTCTTCCTTCCTGCGCTAGTTGTTTATGCTATTGTAATTTTTGTGTAGATCTTCATGTCTAAATCTTTAAATTTATATTCATGCACTCTCCCTTCTGGTACTGGTTCGCCCTGCGGTCGTCTTTTTGTCAGCTTCTGTTCTGGCATCCGCTTAGTAATATCGACGGATATCTGGTGGCATTGTACCGCTCTTAGTGCCTGCTGCTGTGTATTGTCATAATTTGCAGCATATCCCCGGTATAGCTCCTCTCCGTATGTATCTTTAACAATCAGCCGATCGCTTGGCATCATTGTGTTAACCATTTCTTTTAGATTCATCTTTTCTCCTTCCTGGTTGTCTTTTTCTTTGGTTCGTCTTTCTCCCACATCTTCAAATAGATGTGCCACCCTGTATCTTTGTAATAGACTGGCGTAACTTCTGTTATGTTGTATCCCTTGTATATCTTTCTAAATTCTTCAAGTCCGCAGTCGTTTGATTTTGCCAGCTGTTCAACTTTCTTTTTGCTGTACTTGTAATCATTGCATTTTTCGAAAACGTCGTTTAATCTTCTGCCCTTCCATCTTCTTAAGACTTCTACGCGTGGGTTGTTGTCTGGTCCGTCTCTGCGTTCTGTGTCTGGTCGTTCTAGGTTTCTGCTGCTACTAAATCGCTTCTTTCCCTGTGGATCTTTTA